GGTGAAAGCCTCTCCAACTTGATATGTTGGAATTCCATTCACAATGGATACATCTGGATCATAAATTGAGACACTAACCCCATCAATCCCTGAAACCTCAGTTGTGCCATCTCGACAATCTTTAATTTGATAGTAACCTCGACCAATCACCATCAAGCAATATTCAATCTCTTTGCCTGTTGCATCGTCAAAATAAGTGTATGGTTGCGCAATGAGATCAGGATAAGAACGAACGCGACCAAAAATATCAGGAATACGTCCATTTAATCTAGCTTGGTTAGAGCGTTGTGCTAGTTCATTATTTGAAGAACCCGCCACTGGTGCCTGAGGTTTTGGCATAGTTAAAACAGTGTAAATACTGTATGCCGCCATAATGGCTACGATTGCATAATAGACAAACTGCAACCAAGCAGGCTCAATCACTACATAGAAAGTACCTTCCAATGTTTGAATGTGCTCAATCTGTGCATTAATTCTTTTTGGATGGTTAGGAGTTACATCACAACTTTCTGCAATCTGGTTGTGATAAATCTTTGCGTTTTCTGGCCATACATCAAACTGCTGATAGATATATGCTAAAACATCCTCCACATCAGCTTCTGACCATGTAGATCGGTCATAAACATCAGGAACGATGATGACTTTTTTCAAACTCATTTATAAAACCTCGTTTCCCGAAAGTTCATGGAAATAATCTCAAGTGGAACGTACTGCACACCACGGCCAGTTAAGTGCAAAACCTTGTCGCAATAAAAAAGCCCGACATGTGTCGAGCTTCTTGTGCCATTCGTAAAAAAAACAATACAGGGGGAAATGGGTTCCTTAAGTTTCTTGAAGCTACCCTTACCATTTAAAAACCGTTCTAGTCGTTTTTTAAGATCTCGACCTGTAACTTCCTTCCATGCATCACATAGAAATTCATTACAGGTATAGTCTTTTGTCCATACACGACTATGGAGGTGGTCAAGATTCATATCATGCCCCGCAACAATGGGAATCGCTCAAGAGAGTAAATCTCACCAGTCTTTACGCTATTAAGTTCTGGTGCTTGTGCATCAAAAGTGCAGTTGCCAGATCCATCTTTAGATAGAGTAGCAACCTCTAATGTCTGCAAAGAAACCATTGGGGCTGTTAGATCATCATCTCGGTATAACCGCCATTTAACGGATGGTCTAACTTTCCAGTTGGCGCCTAACCGAGCAGATACGACCGATTTAATTAGTTCATCGTCCACATCTGCAATTGTTAGGTTTAGCTTCTGATCAAGATCGTTCGTGACAGTAGAACGTTGAATCGACATAGGTTGATATTCATAAGTAACATCTGGCCCTGCCACCTCATGCTTTACTACAACACCTTTAGTATCGTTTTTTACGAATCTGAAAGGCTCAGTAAAGTCTGGATGAGAAATCTCAACGCATTCCAGCGGCACCACACCACTGCTTGAGTTTAAAAAGAAGGATGTATAGTCAGGCATCTAAATACCCTCCATCGCTCTTGGCAGGTCGTCGTTTACCAGTTTTTCAAGTGGATTTACCCAATCCCAAATACCATCGTTACCGTCATCGTTTCCAATCTCTACAATTAAGTCGTCCATAGCTTCATCTTCTGGCTGCGGCTTAACTTCAAATTGAGCAGTTACAGTAAAGATCTTTCCTTCTTTTGCAGCCAATGTTGGACTTTCAACGAAATAACATTGGTAGTCTTGTGCTACACCATCATCAATGATCAGACGTGCTATGAAAGGCTGGCTCGGTGTGCGTCGCCATACACGATAAAAGGCCAGCAAATACTGATAACCTCCTTCGCCCACAACCCACTGAACGTTAGCAGTATGAGATACGTTCTTTAGAGATCGACGGTAGCGACTAGCACCACCATCTAACTTTTGAGAAATAACCCCATCACCAACCTTTGCCGTGTAACCACTTTGCGTTACGCAGTATTTCAGCCTGTTCATGCTCATCTTCTCCGTTGCGCATTGTAGTTTTGCTGCATAGTTTTAGAGATGCGACTATTAGGATTAGCCAATTGAGTAGCCACAGTTTGCTCAGCGACCTGCTGAATACGAATATCCAATGAACCATCATCATTTTGCGTTGCTGTTGCTGTCTGCCCCGGCAATGTGTAGACGTTGACAGTTGGGTTTCTTGAACCGCCCTCATTAATGAAATTAGTGAAAGCTTGGTTATCTTGAGGGTTAAGTACACGTTCTCCTTTATTTAGAAGCCATGTGCCTTCCTCTGGAACACTCGCAATACCATCATGCGCCATGCCGGTTAAACCAATTGCTTTAATATTGCCAATAATGCTTGCCGTTTCTGCGGCAACAGTTGCAGCAGCAGCCAAGTTTGCAGGAAAAGGTAAGCTCATTGCATTTGCAATGCCCTGCTGAATTGCAATCATTGACTGGGCGATGGCAAAACCCTTTTGAATAGCAAACATTGCTTTATATGCAGCCGACTGCTCCCCAAATACAGTTTTCATCGTATCTGCGGTTGATTCAGCTATTGATTCACCATACATAAAATGTAGACTTAATCTATCTTGAAGATATTTTTTTTCAGCAGCTAAGTTAGCTGCTCTAGCCTCATCTTCTGTAATGTTGTTCCACTTCAATGCATCCGCAATTACTTTCCTTCTATCCTCTAACTCTTTATCTAGATTGAAGTACTCCTCAGAACCATTAAGTGAAGATGACATAGATTGGAAATTCACATATGCATTTCTTCTACGGTCTTCATACTCATTATCTTCCGCTCTTGCTGATGCATTAAGTAGGCCAGCGCGTATCTTTGCATCACGAACTTTTTCAATCTCTTGTCGTTCAAGTTCATAACGTCTTGCGAGTGCTTTTGCTTCATCCATATAGCTTTCTTCAATCTGGAACAATTGTTGTTCCTGACTAAGCCTCAAAGATTTAAGCTCATCATCACGCTGCTCATCTAAGGACTTTTTGCGTAAAGCTCGCTCCTCCTTAGACATCCCAACTTTCGCATCGATACGGGCTTTTTCAATTTCAAAGGTTTTAGCTAATTTCTTTTCCTCAGACCAGTTCCAAGCATCTAAGTCTTGTTGATACTCAAGCAAATATACTTGCTTTCTGGCCGCACTGATTTGCTTAGCCTCTTCAATTAAACGTGATCTATCAGCTGATGGTAGTGATGCTTCGTTAAATCGTGCTAACTCTTTAGTTAGATCTGCTTCAATTCTTGTAAATTCAGTTCCATAGTCATATAGAACTTCTTTAGCTAATTTTGCCTGTTCTGCAATTTTACGATTTAACTCTTCTTGTGCTTTCGCTGCAGCCTTTGCTGCTTCAGCAACTTTGTTTTGCTTATCTAGCCAATCTTGTGCACCCTTTGTGGCAACAGTATTTGTCGTGTTGGCTTGATTTTGAAGCTCAGCTAATTTCGCAGTTGACTGTGATACCGTATCATCAAAAAGCTTACCCACTTTCGTTGAAAACTCTTCCATTACAGCTTCGTTGTCGCGATAAGCCATCTTGATATAACTATTCTCTGCGCCTGAAGTTGCTCCAGCAGTTATCAGTGTTTTGGCGAACTTAATCCCTGGCAACTTGCCTAACCAGCCGCTTTCTTCCGCAGCCTTATTAGTTAAATTATATGAATCCAAAGCTTGATTGGTGACACCTGCAATTCCATTAGCAACCATGTTAAGTGCCGCCCATACACCAAGTGCAATTGCAGCTACACCACGTAATGAATCTGCTAGTACTTTACCTGCATCAGCCATTCCCCGTGCTTTTTCATCGCCATCTAACATTGCTTCTGAAATATCAACTAGAGCAGGAATAACTTGGCTTAGTACTCGTTTCTTTAATCCTTCATATTGCATATCTAACATTTTTGTTTGGACTTGCAACTCCCTAGATGCTTTTAGGGTTTTCTCATCCATGATAATGCCAGCACGTTCAGCCGCTTCACCCCACAAGCGCATACCTTCTGCATTATTTTTTAATAATGGTAGTAGCAATGTAGAATCAGATGCCATACTTTCCATTAAGAATGACATTTGGTCTTGTGAAAGGTTAGCCTCCTCCATTTTCTTAACAAACAAGCCCATTGACTCAGGGCCTGAAAGTTTAGAAAGCTCTTTAGCCAACTTCATAGCGCCATCTGCGCCTTTCTCAGTTTTAACTGCCACTTGTTCCATGAAATCAACTAATGGACCAGATCCAGCAGTTAGAAAGTCACCAAAACGCTCATTCCAGTCTTTCATGATGTCACTGAGCTTTTCAGCCTCAATACCCATCATTTGGGCACCTACAGCCATTTTCTGAAACTCGGCAACTGACGTTTGGCTCAAATAAGCAAAGCGCTCTAATTCCGCATTATGCTTTGCCATTGTGTCAGCCATTGCAATTATGGCAGTTGTAGCACCAGCAACAGCTGTAGCAGCAATTGCACCATATGAAGCAATAAAGCCCTTCATCTTAGTTAGGCTACCCTTAAGTTGCCCTTCCGCTTGCTTTAATGGCTCGGTGAATTTGCCAAGTCGGACAAGTAAATCAAGAGTTAATGTTCCCAGTTTAGTCGCCATTACTTTTCTCCGGCCAATAAAAAACCGCCCGAAGGCGGCATGGTTTTACATACATTTATTTGAGATTTTCTATGCAATAGCTGAACTTCTCATTCTTAAAGTCCTCTACTGCATTTTTCTTTGACTGTTGGCTATTAAATCTAGGGGTTTTATAAGCCTCTTTTACCAAAGATTTCATTACTTTGTTTCGATCTACTGACCCGTAGTCCTTCATATATATTTCTGACATTGGTGCGCCTTCTTGCCTAGCTGTCATGACTGCCTCAGCTAATTTTTCAAGAGTTTTGCACGTTTCTTCATTCTGGCTTTTCGCCATAACCGTTTGTGATACAAACATTGATATTAGAATTAAGGATGCTGCATATCTCATATTAATCACGCTCAAGGTCTGGATTGATTTTAATTAGTTCATCATATACTAGTTCTGGACTGTCATATAAATCTGCCCAACTATGCCCTTCATCACGCAAATTGTTTACTGCTTTTTTTAGCTCTGTCTTTTTTGGCTTTTTAATCCAAAATTCTTCTAGGTTGTCTTTATCCGTCCAGAATTCATAAACACCCTCTTCAGCATTTAGTTCTTCTATTTCCGTTAAATGATCTATCCATTTTGCGTGAGCTTCTGGATTATTTACCTCAATGTCTTTAAGTAATTTATTCTTTACTCTATTAAAGTTTTTATAGGTTGTCTTTTCTGGAATATCTAATCCAGTAATCACAAAAAACTCTTTTTGCTCGGATGAGATTGTACAGGCATTTGCCAACTCTGCTGCTTTCTCCAGAGATTCTGTGGTAATAAGGTTTCGAATTAAATCTAAATCTTCAGGTAAATCCAATCGAACCCCATAACTACCTTCACTTGATTTATTTATCCATCCACCAATAACTATTGCATTTACTTGAAGTAGACATTCATTATTAAAGCCTAAATTTCCCAATATTTTAGATAATTCAGATGCAGTTTCCTTTGATAAATACCCAACTAATAATCCATTTATATAAACTTGGATTGCATTTTTATCGTATGGATTTGTAGGTTCTTGCTTAAGGATAGCTTGAACTACAGTTTGTTTTGATTTCTCGCTCTTCCCGCCTGCGATCTGCTTCAAATTATTTTGATAATTACTCTCTCCAACGACATCAAAATAATATTTCTTATGCCAAGCAAGATAATGGCTCGGTGGTAAGTTCAAACTAGTGTTTTGTCGAAATGGTTCAATTAGTTCTTTGGGATTCCCACTTGAAACCAATAAATTTTCCTGAGTTGAACCTTGCTTTTTGTTATTATTTACAAAATAAAAAACTATACCAATGATTGCTACAACTATTAATGCCGTCCACATAAACACCCCCTTATTTTTTAAGAGGATAGCACAGGGTGTAAAAAAACCGCTATCTCTAGCGGTTCTTGATCCTTAACTACGTTAAGCAACTTTACTTAAAGGCTTATCCAAGCGTTCTTTCATTTGAGACATTGGTGCAACTGTATAGTTCATTGATTGAAGTGCTTTTACAGCTACTGCCTCAATTAACTGTTCGCACTTAACTTTATCAAATTTGACTTGGGCTTGTTGCGTTAAATTAATTACATTACTCATAGCGGATCCTTTAACTTAATTCTAGTTCTTAAAACGGAAGGCCAACCACCGTGGCCCCTCGAATTGAACTGATAAATTAAGTTCATCTAAAGCCTGCGAAGCAGCGGTTAAGCCTACATGCAGTTGTGTTAAGTATTCTAATGTTGAATCATTACGCGCATAAACTTTAGTACAACCAGAGTTTGCGCTTTCTGCTAAGAAAGTAGCTACACATGAAGCCAATACTTTAGCATTGAAGACATCATAATCTTCTTTTGATAATTGCTCAATAGAAGGACAAAGATCAATTGACATTAGTTTTAATGTAATTTCGTTACCAACTTTAACCTTAATTACTTCAACTAAAGCAATAATTTTGCCCGCATCGTCTTGCATACCAAAGAATGTAGACTGATTAATGCGTTCAGAATAATTACCAAAAAGATTGCTAGAAATAATTTGTGCAAAATTACTTTTTAATAAAAATAATCGCTCAGAGTCGAAGCTAGAATCTTCAGCTTCTTTTAGCCACTGATCTTGCAGATGACAAAGTAATGGTTCAGTTAATGTAATTTTGTTCAATGAAGTGCACCCTTATTATTTCCCATAAAGTATTTAATGCCTTAAATTTATATTTCAAGGCATGCTAATAATATTAAAGGAATATGTTTATTTCACCACATTAGATTTTAAGAAGCTTTCCAAATCCTGTGGCTCAGGTTTGCTTTCATGAGGCATGTAATTTAGAGCATCAATCTTGGTGCCTTTTTTAACTTTAGAAGATATATAAAGTGCAAATAGGTTGCCAATTGCTTGCTCTATTCGTCGGCCAACAAATAAAGATCCACGTTTCTGGCGGTATGCCCACCAGATGTGGAATTCTTCGTTAGTTATTTTTTGCTTCGCTTCTGCGATGGTGCTTCCACCGATTCCGCAACTGACGAGTTCGCACCAGAATTCATTCCGCTTGAGCTCTTCTTCATCAACTTTCCCATGAAGTTGTTCACTTCATCTGAGACAGCATAAAAAGCATTGCAAACCGAAACATCGCAATCTAGCACTTCATCAATTGATTTGAAGAATGGTGAACCTTTTGCATCTTCGCAAATTGACCCAAGGATGCGCGCAGCTTGTAATCGGATGCCATCAATGCTTTCAAGCTTAGAATTTTCCAAGTCTTTAGGATCGAACTTCCATTTATAAGCCTTTAAAATCTGCTCTTGGTCTTTGAATGAAAGCTTACGAACGAAAACTTGAGCTTCGTAGTCTTCCCCATTTAAAGAAAAATGCACCGTCTTTTCGACTGGTGCACCTTGAGAAAGACTAACTTTTTTCAGATTAGCTACTGATAACTTTTTCATCTTTCACCTTAAGCCTTAGGAATTAATTTAACGCCTGTACTGCGCTGCATTGTAATTTGATAACTAACCAATGCATCCGCTTCAAATGTAGGAGTAGATGGAGCAAGAGTTGCTTGGAAAGTCCAGAAAGTACGTGTGGTCGGAAGTGTAACCGTGCCTGTTGTTACAGTTGGCTCGCCTGTGCCATCACTACCACCCAAATAAATTGTAATTGGTGTGCGGTCTTCAGCAAGTTCAATAATTTTTAAATGGGTTGCATTTTCTGGATCTAGATTAAAAGTGATTGAGCCATCACCCGGGTCATTCAAACCTGTTAAATAACCTTTAGAATCTGTTTCTTCTAAACAAGTATTTTCGATCTTACTAGTGCTATCACTTCCAAGATCAATACCATTAATACAAACGGCTTTGGTAATGGCTGTGCCATCAAAAATAAATACGTTTGTGCCTTGTACGCGCATAACTGCCATGAGTAGCTACTCCTAAAATTTTAGGCATAAAAAACCGCCTTTCGGCGGCATTGGTTTGGAAATAATTAACCCCGCACTTGGCGGGGCTACTCGTCTTCATCTTCTTTAAAATCCAAGGATGGTTGTGCTTCCTTAATCAGTTCATCCAATTCTTTTAGTAGTGCTGGCTTGGTTTGCTTACCCTCTACAGACAAAAACCGCCCTGCCTCAGACAAGCACTGTGTAATTAGTTCAACTTGTGCTGAAAGCTTGCCAATGCGTACCTGTAGCCCATCTTTGAGTTGACGAGCCAATTCCTCTTGCTCGATGTAGTATTTGCGGATCTCATGACCTTTTTTATTGCGCTCCATCATCCCAAGGTGTTTGGTCATATCCACCGAGATGATGTACTCAATTAGGTTTTGTCCTGTTTTTGAAAGCTCCTCTTTTTTGAGGAGCTTAATAAAATCAAAATTCTCTTCAAAGCCACATTGTTTAATGCGTCGCTTAATCCAATCCGAAAAGTCCGTCTTAACCTCTAACATTTTATGTAGGTCACGCGCATTCACGCCGAGCTGAACTTTTCCATTTAATTCGACTTCGATAAATGGAGTTTGATTTTCAATTTTCACAATTGCATTCATATCGTTTACCTCGTTACCAAATAAAAAAACCACACAGACATGCGGTAACGAGACACATCTGTATGGCAAAACGGTTAATCCAAATTTGGATTTATCTTTAAAATTAGATATTTGAAGAAAAACTGGCAGGCACACTGAACATGAAAAGTGTGCTTTTCGGGGATCAGCCTAGCCAGTGGTTGCCTGAGAGCAGGCATAAAAAAACCTGCCGCTAAGGACAGGTTCGGTTAAAAGTAGATCAGGTTTTTTTGTGATTTAGCGGTCTAAAAACCAATTAGCATCAAAGCCACGTGAATAGAGCTTGGTGTCTTTTTCATAGTTATTTATACTTGGGTTTAAGACATAACTTTGAGGCTCTAAGGCTTTGCGGATAGCCTCTCTAGCTTCATAAGCTCGCTTTTGCTGTGTGTCGTAGACAATGATTTGATACATGACATGATCAACATTTGCAGGACAATCTAGGTTATTTTCAGCATTGCCGCCTACTGTTTGCCATACTGCATAAGGTGTAGGCGTATCTAAAGGTGCTAAATCCTCATAAACACGTAAATCAGTGCCTAAAATAGCCTTAACCGCAGCATCCGCATTGAGAGTTCGATAAATTGGAAGAAAGCTCATAGTTTTGCTATTTCCTTGTCTAGTTCAGCACTGAAAGACTGACTGAAAGTATCTGTGACCTTTTGAACATTGTTTGCTAGTGCTGGGCGCATGAATGGAGTTGCAGGCATTTCTGATGTTCCGTATTCAAGAAAGCGCCAGTATCTAGTGTCTCCGCCACTTGTATTAGGTGGTGTTGGGTTTGAATAAGACGCACCACCACGAACACCTACTCGCATTTGCACTAAATCTAGTGACTTAGTTTTTCCTGCTGATACTGAAATGTTGCGCCAAATCTTTTCAGATGTCTCAGGGTCATCAATGGCTTTTGCATTTTGTCTTGCTGCATCACGGACAACGTTCATACCTTTGCGGGCTGCCCTCATGGCTGCATTGCGAATCTTACGCTTATCTTTTAAGACACCCATCTTACGCAAGACTTCATCTAGCCCTTCGATTTTTACGTCTACATCGGCCATGAGCACCTCTACTTAGGTTTTTCTAAACCCTGTCCAAGCAAGAAAGTACAATAAGTGTATGAGTCTTCACTGTCATCTAAAGCTTGACTTTTGATTGAGAATATTCGTCCTTTCCAAATGACTTGCATCTTGGTCGTAATATCTTCTCGATAACGGATTTTCATTCGTGCAACTACTTCAGATTGGTCTGCTTGTGCCGCAATTAAATCTTTAGCAGAAAGTGGCGTGACCTTAGCCCAAAGCTTTTTGTATTCTGACCAACCGCCTTCAATGGGGAAGCCGTCTTCGTCGCGACCACCTTCAGTATAGTGCTGAATAGTTACACGATGGCGCAATTCACCTGCGTTTTGTCCCATCACTTACATCCTTTATTTAACTTCTCCCACTCCTCAGGAGTCATTACTACTAAACCTAGAAATTTAGGTGGAGCGTTATAACTTCCCGTTGGGCGAGGTGGAGGCGGAATAATTGGTTTGGTGTGATCTATATTCTTAATACATGGAGCATATCCTCCGTTTCTACGGGTATAAGAACAATTTTTGCAGTCACAAACAGGTTCACTTTTAAAAAGATTTTTTAACCACCCCATAAGTACCTCACACTGCCGTAGGAGTACGATAAGTAAATAGAAGAGATTGCACAGGTTGAGGCATGAAATTGCCATTCACAGGTGCATCTGATTCAGCGTTTCGGTGTTTGTCGTAATATCCAACAAACACAAGCACAGCTAACCGGAACTCTTCTGGATATGGCTCAACATGATGAATTTCATCTGTATAGCGTAAAACGGCTGATTCAGCCGCTTTTCTATAGATTTCCAAGTTCGTGTCATTTGAATCATCGTCATAGCGAAGGTGTTCTTTGACTTCTGCAAGTGTAACTATGCTCATTCTGTCCACTCCTTCGCGCATAACTTAAAGTTTTTATGATCAAATTCGCCTAAATGGTCGTTTTCACAGTGCCATAGTGAGCCATTTTTAGTGATGAACTGTCCTTTTTCATACTTAACATCGTCCTTGAAGATGCCTTTATAGAGCGATTTAAGCGCGTTTTCACCTTCAGGTTGTTCTGTATCGGCTTGCGCAGTTTCCGCAGACTGTGAAGCGCTAGATGAAGTATTAAATGGGTCAGCTTTGGCATCACGCTTAGCAAGTGCTTCAAGTGAGAAGTTTTGCTGTTGCATGTAAACTGTATCGCCACCCTCTAAAGGTAATCTACCGATTCGTGCACGGCCTTCATTTGGTGTTAATAATGATCCTTTGACATCTTCACGCACCATATTGTGATAGCGTTCAGAATCCATGCGAATAAGCATGTCAATATCAAGGAAAGACTCAACTTTGAATGATGTCAGGTCTAGGCCTTCATCAAGCAGGTTTTCTCGTGCTTCGATGAGAGCTTGAAGACAGTCAGAGTAATAAATCCCGTTTGCCTTCTCTGAATCGTCTGGAACAGTGCCAATGCCAATCTTGAAAGGTGGCACATTGAAGACACTACAAACCACGCGTCCTGACATTTCCAATAACTCAATCATTTGGGAGTCAGCTGCACTCATACCTAAAGCGGTATAAGTCATGCCATCCCCAATGACCGCAGTTTTACCAAAGTTAGCGCCTGAATAATTCGTGTTCCAACGAGCTTGGATTTCTTCGGCCTTTTCTTTCGTGATAGATCCTGGAGCAACCAAGATTCCACCCGGTCTGCTTCCGTTTCCGAAGAAGTTTGCAGCGTTTTTGATGATCTTCACACCCATGCCTGCCGCTACTCCACATGCCATGATTGGCGATAGACCAACAAGTGGATGATAAAAGGCGTTAATGCGGTCGTGAATGATTTCAGAGGCAGGTACAATCACTGATTCTGTTTGTGTTAAACGATCTGTATTGAACTGATAAAACACATTGCCGTAGTCATCAACTAAAGGACAAACTAGATCAGGGTTTAGTACAACCATTCGGTAGACTTCACCAAAGACATCGCGAAGTTTCCACACGTATGTGTTGCCACGTAGCAACAGGCTTGAAGTCCATTGCTCTTGGAACTGTTGCCAAGTTTGATAATTATTTGGCTTCTTTAAAACTCTCAACTTATCAGGGATATCAACATTAACTAACACCCCTTTCTGCTTGCGTTTTAAGAGAATTGGTAATTTCCCAATGTCTTTTGATATAAGGCTTACACAAGCAAACACAGCATAAGACGCAACTAGATCATCACGTGTTAATTCATCGTTTTTCTGCCAAGCACCTGAGTATGGCTCTTGCACAAATAGGCTATTCCAAGTCTGCCCAGCACTATGGACACTTTGAAAGCTCTTTTTACCTCTTAACCAGTCAAAAATGCCCATTTTTACCGCCTTTATTCGCTAGTTTTTACTTCTTTTTTAGGTTTGCTTGTTGCCTTTTTTGGTTCCTCATAAGGCTTAGCAACACCTGTTTTAATCAAGATATTTGCTTCAAAATCGGTTACTTCTTTGATATCACCAACATTGGCGTCATGCATAACCTGTAAATATTCAATTTTCATAGCTGCTCCCATAGCTCAACAATGAAATCTCATTGCTCAGATATGAAAACAGCCCCAATGAAGGAGCTGTTTTAAGATCAATACGCCAACTTATGGAGTTGGAGTAGTTGTGTAGTCCAAATAAGCTGCGGCTACTGGGCGACGCTTAGCCCAAGTGATGAACTTCTCTACACGTACAGCAAATTTGTTTTCTTGCCATAAGTGGTGAGTCGTTCCACCATCAACTAATGTCGCTTGGTCGCTGTAAGAAACATCCACACCACCATCTTGTGCAAGCAAGATCTCACTTGTTTTCACAAGGATGATTTTGTTGCCAAGTGCTTGTGAAGTGATTACAGGAATACCAAGTAAGGTACGCGAACCACGTAAAGCCATACCGTTAAAGTAAGAGTTGCCTATAGCATCACGCAACAACGCGATTTGTGCTGCACGTGTTTCTGACATCAAGAAGTACGCACCATCCAAACTTAAGTTGTTAGTAACGAAAGTGTTAATCAATGCAAGTAAATCTTTTTCATATGCAGCTGCCGTCTCACCAGTGTTTGGCGTCATGGTTACACCATTAAGTACACCAGCCGGACGAGTTGAAGAAGCTGCTACAGCATCAAGGAAGGTGTTATCGACCAATGTTGCACTTGCAGCGATTAAGTCATCACGTACCAGCACGCTTACAGAAGGATCTGAGCGACGCATCAACTCTTGGGTATAAACCGTAATAGCAGCTAGCTTGTGCTCTCCGATTTCTACTTCACTAAAAGTTGGGTTTGTAAGTGGCTTAGCAGCACCCTCACCAACCCATGAAGCCGTACCACCTGTTACTTGAGAAGGAATTTTTGAACGGAAAGGAACTGCACGGAAGCCTTGAAGCTTATCGAAGACAGTTGCTTGGCGAAGCAATTCAACAAACTCACCAACCAAATGGTTCTCATGTACCAATGTCGCTGCAAAACCTGAATCAGTCGTAGTACCAAGAGTCGCCTTAGTAATTAAGTCTTGAACTTCTTCACCAAAGCCCATTTTCTTAGCAACTTCCAATGGCGACTCGAATCGGCCTTCTTTAGCATTTAACTGAGAAATCAGTTTTGCTTGGGCATATTGTGCAAATCCAACACCTTTAGGAAGGTTCGACTTAACAATAATCTTATTGTCGCCTTTTGGATCTGGATCACCTTTCGCAGATTTTTTAGATTCTTCTGGATTATCACCAGCAACAGGAGTCGCATTTTCAGCGGCAGCTTCAGTAGCAGCGATTTGCTTTTTAGTGCGCTCGATGTTGACTTCAATTGCTGCAATTTCTTTTTCGAGAGCTTGGATTTCTTTTTCGGTTTCTTCATCTGGTGTAGTACCAGCTGCGGCCGATTTAGATAATGCCGTCTGCATTGCTTGGTTCTTTTCAGCTAATGCCTTTAGCAATTTTTTTAAATATTCATTCATAGTTTTACTCCACCCTTTGTTGGGCTATTAAGTTTTACAATTACGTGTTTTTGCTCAGATGAATCGCCATCTGCTGCGGGTTTCTGAGGTTGTTTGCCCAACGCGGCTTTGTATTCCTCGAAAGCTTTTGAATAATCTGTTGAACTGTCGCGATTGCATGGGATGGTCACTAGTGAGAGCTCGTACCACTCCCACTCGTTAAACTGGATGCCACCACCTTTGATAAATTCGGCCTGTTCCCAATCGGCTAAAAACCCAACTGAAAGCCCTTTAACTAGTCCATACTTGAGACTTTGATAGGCTTCATCGACACGGGCTTTTAAGTTCCCTTCTTCTTTAATTTCTGGGATATGAATCTCTACTTCGATTCCCTTATCAGTAACCTTTGCATCAATGACCTGACCGATCGGAGCGCTGTGCTCATGATGAAAAAGAAGCGGCATAGGAAGCTCGAACTTAGCCCCGCTTGGGACCATGATGTCTTTTGCGCGGTCTGCATTTGGTGTGCTTGCAATCCCTTTAAAAGTTCGCTTTTCCTCGTTCGTGCTCTTGATTTCAAAAGAGCCAAATGATTTCTGTAGAGCAGGCATTAAGCTCTCCTTTAAAAAAGAAAAAGCCCGCATTTAGCGAGCTTTGAGTTAAAAATTTAATTAGACGAAAAAGACGTTATATTCTTTGTTTGTTGGTTCTGGATTCATGGACATGAGCGCAACTGCGTTAAATGTGGCAATCAATGGGTCAATCTTTCCTACACCAGATTCCTGTTTAGTGATTCGCATACCATTACCAACCATCACGACACGGGCATTACCTGCTGCCCAAGTCATTAGCTGTTGTCCAGCATGGAAGAGATTTCCTTCTGCTAGCTTGCGCTCAGTGGTGAGGATGTAAGACATGAGCTTGTATCCCTGTGGCACAGCAAACATGCTTTCCTCTGGAATGCCTGCCTCAAGCAAGCCATCTAAAAGGCCACCTAAGCCCAATGGATCTAGTCCGATCTTATTGAGCTTGCCACTGTCATAAACCTTCTTGGCAATTGCTGCCAGTTGGTCAATGTCCTCGCCTACACGATCAACAACGGTAAGAGAACCCTCAGACTTGAAGTCTTCATATTTGGGAACGTTTTCTTTGCGACGTTCTAAAGCAATCTTATTTGCCCATGCATGATTCCATAACCACCAGATTCGCGGATCTTCTGATAAACGACCTAAAGCAGCAAAGCCAAGTAAGTCATCAAGTCCGCCACCGTCGATACCCAAAGTAATGACATCAGATAGCTCAATTAGTTGGTCGATTTGGATATCTTTTGCTTGGGCATTCCAATACTCAGCACCTGCCCAACGATTAGCACGAAGGTTCATGCCAATTTCGATATTTAAGTGTTTAGCTAAGAAATCTCTAAGTGATTCCTCACCCGCATCTTTAACCTTTTTAAACTCTGAAATTAGATATTCAAGATCAACCGAAGCACCCAAGTTTGGGTTTGTGATATAGAAGTTCTCAGGCTTTAAGTGCTCACCTGCTTCAACTAAATACTTTGGGAACTCATAGATAAGAGGCAAAAAGCTTTTATCTTCTTTTATTCCATCACGCACATCACGGGCATAATCAAGAAGCTGTTTAAATACACCACATGGCACTTCATCCGACATGGTAGACAGATAAATCACACAGCCTTCTGGACGTGATGCCAAGCCACCTTTTGCTTCACGGAACATTGATTCAGCGTTGGCACGCTTACCAAAAAGCCAGACCTCATCAATTAGAATGATTGAGGCCTTCTTGCCTGCTGCCGCATTGGATTCCGCTGCGATAACTTTGAGTGTTGCTCCAGTACCTAGATGCGTAACTGTTTTTGTGTGCTCAGATACATTAAATCTTTCACTTAATTCTTCATCGGCGCGAATGAAATCTCGGATTGGATTAAAACTATTGTCCGCGACCTCTTTTGTGGGCGCCAACAGAATAAGCTCAGCCGACATACGATCATTAAGAATTAATGCAGTAAGCATAATGCCGGCGGCAATCGTAGATTTAGTATTCTTCTTCGAAATCAAAAGAAAGAATTCACGAATTAATCTGCGCTTTGTGCTTGGATCATATGCGCCAAAGATTGCACGAACAAACTCGATCACCCATTCCAATGTGACATCGCCCATCTTAGGGCTACCCATCACATCAACAAGAATTAACTCTTTAAAGATACGCTCCGCTACGTCAGCCACTTTGGGGAATAATGGCTTACACGGCATTAACGATTGTTTAGAAACAATACGGGTCGCCCAGTCTGGGCAAGCTGTAGTCCAGGTGAGTGACATTGAAGACATAATTTAGCTCATCAATTGATTATCTAAAGTTGCAAACTTTCCTGATTTACTACCTTCTCTTGCAGTTTCTGCTTTGGTTTCCTTCTTACCCTTTTCAGCTACTTTACCGTGGACGTATGGTAGTGCTGCTTTCGCCGCATTGAAGCGCAAGAACATGTCATCACTTTTATTCATGACATCGATTAAAAATTGAAGTGGGTCATCCTTTGCATAGTCATCATCACTCAAAGGATTGTCATATTCACCACTATTTTCAGTTTTAACTTTTGGTTTTTCAGAAGTTAAAGTTCGGCCTTCTTTTTCAGCCTTTAACTTTTCAATGTAGATAATAATCTCAGAATTATTTCTTAATTTTGAACCCTGCTGTGAAGCAGTCTTTTCTTCGTAACCTGCTGAAATAGCAGCTTCTTTGTTTGTTGCACCATCAACAATGGCGCGAGCAAACTTTTTCATTTTCTCGGTTAATGCCATTGGATCACCTTTAACTTTTGCTTTAACTTTTAATGAAATGGGAAATTTTTTTATAAGTGAGAGGGCGGGCGGTCTAGAAAAATAAAAGATTTTTAAGAAAACCTTCCCCCCCACCTTTTCTCAAATTAATTGATTTTCTTCTTTTTGTTTAGTTGATGAGTGACATTTACTACATAGTGCCTGCCAGTTCATTTCATCCCAGAATATCTCCTGATCGCCTCTATGCGGGATAATATGGTCGACTACTGTGGCAACCTCAACCAAACCTTTTGCTTTGCAGTAAACACACAACGGATTAGATCTTAAAAAACGTTCTCTTGCTTTCTGCCATCTATACCCATATCCACGCTCAGTTGATGACTTATTGGAACGCCATGAACTATCAATCTTTTGTGGTGTTCTCTGTGCTTGCAGCCTCGGCTTGAGTGTTTGTAGTTTCATTTAGATATACACTCGCATTTACTCCATCATTACCCACGTCAATAAGAATAGATTTAATGTCCAATCCATTGCTGACATATGGCTTTGGATTAATTGAACCAATTCATACTCTAACGTCTTACGCTTAATACTTGGGGTGTTTAAAAGCAGGTGAAGGACCAATCTCTTTGTCTTCAAAGTCTGGCGTTAATCGAATAAGTACCTCTGCTGCCTGATCCACACCTACTGTAGTCTCAACAAAGCTAACACCAGCTAAGTAACTACCATCACTTAGCTTTACCTTTGTCCCTTTTGCAGACTTACCACCTGCATATTCAATATTCGCAACACTTAATTGCTTAGCCATGCTTCACCTCAATCCAACGTCTTATTGCCATATGCCACAACAGACTCTTGCTCACTAAGCTGCATTAGCAACTCATTGTTCTGCTCCAGTGCTGCCAGTATCACCTGATCCTTCTGTGCTAATTGCTGAATCAGTGTTGTGTTCTGCTCCACTATCTGTGACAACAGTTGAAGTATTTCTTTGTTTCCGCAACTGCAATCTTTCTTTGAACAGTTGGTATTGTTGTTTGATCCACTCACGACGTTCCTCACATCCTCTACAGGCCATATCGACACCCATTAAAAAACCCTCCGAAGAGGGCTCTTGTTATTTGTTCTGAATAAATTCTCGTGTCCAAGTCAATGTTTCCATTGCCTCAACATGCACCAACTCCATTTCTCGAAGTTCATGGTATCTATTTTCAATTTCTTCTAAGAACAAAGTTGAGAACTGAGGGTCAATTTTATTCATTGCATTAGCAAAGCTTGCAGATAAAGCAGCAATAGCAAGATTGGTTTGGTTTATTGGATTTTCTTTTGGCATGAGGTCACTTCTTTTAATAGGGAAACTGATTATATCCCCTTTAGTTGGCGGCCACATACCTCCTTTTGAGTCACGATACCAACCCATATCCACAAGTTTTATCTTTTCTGATTCTGTAAGGTCTTTTGCACTATGGATAATATCTTGAGCTTCGTCTTTAGACAGGCTTGCCACTGTGTTTTCTAACGTTAGCATTTTAATGCTCCATCACATATTTAAGATCATCTGGACATGTGAGCTTCACACCATCCTTTAGACAAAAGATTTCGATATCATTTAAGAACTCTTTCATCTGTTTTGTTGTTGCTTCTGTGATGCTAATCCTATTAGCAACAAACTGCCGCAAAGCCTCATATTGGCTTGCACCCGTCTTTTTGAGTTCCTTCATAGTCCTGAATGTTTCTGGATACTCACCAACATTGTCACGGTTATAAATTACCGACAGATATTTATATTTAAAGAAAGATGAGGCCTCTTCTTTATCCAGTCCTCTATGATTCCCGTATTCAGTCATCCAGAGCCAATATAATCTTCGTTGTGCTGCTGAAAGGCTTTCTTGCTTACAAGTAATCGTAACAACCAAAGGCTTGCCTTCACTCGCTGCCTTTGCATGATTTACATTAAGAAAGTTAGTTACTGGTGCAATGTCGCAATGGTTCTTAACAACTTGTCGGAATTCCATTGCTTCACCTATTCTTTAATTTCAAACTCAACGCGTTTAGGCTTCTTGTACTCGCCTTTAATTAACATTGGATACATCGGCTCATATTCAGCATCACGCTGAACTTTGAAGTTGATGTAGAGATCAATTAGAAACTCACTCAACATCATGAGCCAAACAAGTTTAAATCGTGGCTCAATAATTGGTGAACCACTTTCAAGTTCTGAAAACATTACTGGGCAGATACCAAACCAGCCATAATGTGTAAATTCAACTATGTGTTTCATACCCACCTCAATAAAAAACCACCCGAGGGTGGCTTGATTAATCTATTCAACTTTCATGATGTAATAAGCGCAATGACTAAAAGTAGAGTCATGATCATGTCTTAAAGCTTTAGCCTCTTTCTCTACTTCTGCTCTCGTCATTTCAGAAAATTCAAAGTGCTTAAAACCATGAGTTTCAACAAACCAGTTATGGAGAATCACAACATAGTTGCCTTTAGATACTGTTTCTTCTTTCTTTTCATTTCTAAAAAACATCATCTTCTCCACTGTTCAGATTAAGCATCCGCCCTGTTTTTTCTAACCAACCATCAAATAGAGCTTCCGACTCTTGTCTTGTGCCTAGTTGGTAAGTGTCAAATAAGAAATGGCACTTATGGCAGAGAGGTACTGTAAACGCATCTGAGGCTTTTATTCCCTTACCCTTGCCGTGCTTACCAGAATTAGAATGAGCCGCTTGCGAATGAGGATAGCCGCATCTAATGCATGGTAGCGCTCTTATTTCGTTTAGCCTCTTTGTCGAACGCATTTTCTAGATTCTCTATTCTGGTTCTGAGAGTATTTACTTCACGCTGACATTCAGTCTTAAACGTATGGCTGCTGAATAAATGGTTATAGTTTTCTAACCGGCTAAGATTACGTTTATAGATTTCTAAATTCTTCTTCGCTTCGATTGTGTCCATGTTCACCCCAATGCTTCTTGCAAATCCGTTAGCTTGTAATGAGTATGTGGATTGTTTATTCCTACAATGCATTTATCAGCACAATAGCCATGCACTTTAAAGTGATCATTCCATTCGTCTACGTAATACACTGCATCAGGATGGGCTTCTTTCAAGATGTCTGAAACCTTCGCTTTGCCCAGCTTTTCAATTAATTTCTGCGCTTTCATAAACACCCCAAAAAAGAAAACCCTGTCAAACGACAGGGCTACAAACACTTAATCTTTCCACACTTCCTGCATTCTTTGATTCGGTCTTCGTTATAATCCAACTCATATTCCCAAACATGTATGCAAAAGACCCGCTTAATTCTTCGGAGCATGTGAACCTCCAAAAAAAGCCCTACGTTTAAGCATCGACTAGAAATCCAGTCCAGCACATCGGAATCCAATGTTCTAAGCTTGTAGGGCATAAAAGCAAAAAGTCCATCAACTTAATGACAGGCTTTGATCTAGGTTCGCCTTCTTGCTTATGATGCAAGGGTTACTGCTAGGTAATTAGGTGAGAACCCTTGAGGCTTACAGACTATTTCACTCTAGGGCGTATTTAATCTCGTTCGGCGAAAGACGCTGTAAGAATCCATCACCTAGTGGCACCTTACTTACACTTCGCACCACTCTAACATAAATATGCCATATAACTTGCGCAAGGTCAACCTGATTACTTGTCTCTATTCTTTAAGTCAAAACGAATGAATGGGTATCTACAATGCATAGCTGCTAAACCACAGCGAACATCTTCACGAGCATCGTGTTGGGTACGGAGAATGGTTGGGTTATCTACACGCCCTACTTTAATCACCATGTCTGACCATGAGTTGCCATAAAGATAGCGATCAATCACAGCATCCAACCACTCATCTAGCACTTCTGACTGCCCTTGCATATCCAAGATGAGGCGTTGAACTGCACGCGCTTCATTATCAGTGATTTCACACGTAATGCCTTTGCCACGCCCTTTGGGGATAACTGGATCATCTGAACACAGCCAATCAGCCATGATCTGCTCTTTGCCTTTCACTTCTTGCTTACGCTTCTTAGCAGCCTGATCCATAGCGACAGCAATCGGGTTTATGCTCTTTCCACAAGTTCCAGAATTTGAGTACATCCAAGCCCCAAATTGATAAAGCCATTCTTCTAGACTGTATTTGGTCCAGTCCGTTGTTTGCATAATGTGATTTACTGCCGCATTCATCTCTTTCCCCCTTACTTGCCGTATTTCTTGATGTGATTTCTGACTTTTTCTCTATTGGCTTCTCCGCTCGCTATCTGTCCATATATTTTTCTGGTTTGCCAAATGACATAAATAATGAGAAGGGGAGAAAATAAAATTCTCAGGATGATTAGAAGCAGCTTTAAAGAAGCTTCTGCATAGTCCTTGAGGTCACACCAATGATCTTCAAACCATCCCTTTAGAAAGAATCCTTGCCATTGGAGTGTGAGCTTTAATGCATCTACATCTACCTTTGATTTCATACCGTCACCCTCAAATAGTTTCTAAATCTAAGATTGTTATAGTTCCCCAATGAACTGCACCGGTATCAATCCAATAGCAGTTATCACGCTTACATGGTTTTTGAGTTACTGTATGCCCCATAATCACTGCATCTACACCATTTACATGCGTGTATTGCTGATTGTCAGTATCAAGACGCTCACGACCCCACATAGCTAAATCTGATGGAGCACGGTTTTTAGATGGCTGACTAAACGAGTCCTTAAACTCATTCCAATCATTCTGTTCGATATGCCCATGCACAATTCCAAACTTCTTGCCTTTGTGGTTTATCTCTAAAACAATTGGTAATTCAGAGAATACTTTTGCAATGTTGTACATAGCTTGCCCATCAAGCATGTAGAACCACTCACCACCATTGTCTATATGGCAACGTTTATATGACTGATCATGTAAGCCGCCAATGCATAGATCCTCGTGATTGCCGCGAACTGATGTAAACCATGGCTTAGAAAGCAACTCGATACATTCAAGATTCTGCGCACCGCGATCAACAAGATCACCAACAGCAACAAGAAGATCATTATCAAAGTCAAAGCCAATTTCCTTGAGGCGATTCATCAACAAGTTGTAGCAGCCGTGAATATCTCCAACTGCATACAGCTTGCCTTTAATTTCTTTATCCCAAACCTTCACCAATCCCATCACGCCACCTCAAATCATCAAATACTTTTTAATTTCATCTATGGCTTCATCTGCACCGAAGCAGACTTTGCACATGTAACCTTGTTCTTCTAAGCGTTGAATCATGAGCCTTTGACTTGGTTGTAACTTCCCTTTCTTTGACTTCAATTCAATCCAAAGCCCGTGTATCTCACCATTTGGAACAATTAGCTGAAGGTCTGGAACACCAGCCTTCACGCCCAACTTCTTGAACTTTGCAGCTTCAATTATGTTTCTTGAGCCACCATTAGGAATATGGAATAAGTAATCACTCAAACGACCTGAACCATACTTCACACGATGCGCCCAACTCATGAGCGTCATCTGTTCTTGATCTTCTGTAGGCACTCGATTAAATCGCTTTGAACGAGCTGCCTTTTGTGACTGGACCCTTTGAGCCTCTTTGAATGTGGTCATAGCTCAATCCTATGGTTGGTTAGGCTTGCACCTTTTGAGATGGCCTCTTCTGCTTTCTTGTGATGTTCATCGTATTGATCCCCCTTGAGCGCTTGCTCTAATCTTTTTCCCAAAATTCCTGCGCTGTCTGCAAACCCACGCCAATATTCAAATTTATTCTGATGATCTTGTTGATAGCACTTATTTAAATCTTCAATTAGTCCCTTTACTGCATCCACCCGCTTTTGCAGCTCGTCACTTTTCTGGGCTTCTTTCACATACATTTCATCGAGCGTTTCCGACACGAATATGTATTCACTTAATTGCTTTTGCAGCTCATCTTCACGCTCACGAAGTTTTTGATTAAGTTGCTCTTTAATATCCAAAGCTTCATTTAGTAAGTTGATATTATTTTGCAGCTCCTCCACTTTCGCTTGCTGGTGCTGCCATGACTCCCAAATCCACCGAATGGCACAATAATCATAAGTGTTAGATTCTTGATCAAATCGTCGTTCAATATTCATGAACATGTTGTTGTCATCTAGCCACTTCTCAAACTCTTCTCTACACTTATCCATCTCAAACATCCTTTGATTTACACAGCGGACTGATGTGGTTTTCTATGTGGGAGTCGTCGCCAAGCTCTTCACAAGGAAATGGGTTGATTACATGTGCAATTGATACCTGCTCAACACCTTCAATTGACACCATTGCTAAGTCGTTACCATGTTCAATTGCATCTTTTGCCACCTGAACAGTGTTGGATTCATCACCTAGCAACTCTAGAAAGTTCTCGTGCAAGACTTTTGCAAACTCAGGATGTAACTCTTGTAAGCTCCCAACTGGCTCAGGCAGAGTAGGCACATTCATGGCGACGATGTCTTTTGCTTTAAACTCACTCATGGCTGGCTCCTTTTTCTTGCTCATACCGCCTCCTTGTAACATTTAGTCATGGCTTCCTGCTTAAGCTGGTCTAGCATTTTCAGCTTTCTTAATTTCTCGTATAGGTTCGCTGCTGCTCTTGTTTCTTTATTGCGAGTACCGAGGTTGTACGCTCTACGCAGCTTCATCATTGAGGTGTAATCTGCAAATTCGATCATGCTTTCAGCTCCCCTTTAACATTCAGCAAGTCCTTTGCAAACTGAGTTGCTTTGTAAGTTGCGTATGAGTCCTTTTCCAAGTAGCCGCTTTTAATTAATTCCTGCACATAGCACTGGATAGTGTTGTTGGGCGCATCTAGCACATAGTCATGCAAATCCTTCATCGTGAAAGGTTGTGTTGCATGTGTAGCGAATAACAAAATGTCAAAAATGTTTTGGAATGCTTTAACTCGTTTTATTGCTTTCATGCCGCACCTCCAAACTCTTGCAAGCTAGCGAGATAAGCAGGATCAAGATCTGCAAATGTTGCTCTTGCTAAATCAGTACCTAGACGTACAGTTCCCACCTCTCCATCACGGCACTTTCCGATGATGATTTCAGCAGTTCCTGCATCTTTTGAGTTCTTGTCGTAAACTTCGTCGCGGTAAATGAAAAGAATCACGTCTGCATCCTGCTCCAATTGCCCAGATTCACGAAGATCGGCATTAACTGGACGTTTGTTAGGTCTGTTCTCTAAGTTGCGGCTAAGTTGAGATAGAGCGAATACAACGCAATCAAATTCTTTTGCGATTGCTTTCAACCCTTTTGAGATTTCACCAATTGCTCTAACTTGGTTATCAGTAACAACTGGGCTTTTCATGATTTGTAGGTAATCAACGAAAATTGCGTCTACACGGCCATACTTAGCTTTAAGTAATCTTGCTTGACGACGGACATCAGAGAGTGATGCATTAGCCGTGTCATCAATTCCGAATTTGGCATTTTCAAGCATCTTGTTAGCCTGAACTAAACGCCCCCAGTCATCATCCTCAAGAAACTTAGACTTGATATTGCGAAGCTTGATTTGTCCGACACCTGAAACAATACGGTCCCTGATTTCTTCCTCAGTCATCTCAAGTGAATGGAACTGAACAACAAGGTCTTGGTTGATTGCCATATCACTCATAATATTTTGAGCGAATGTTGTTTTGCCCATTGATGGACGGGCACCAATCAGAACAAAGTTGCCACGACGTAGAGCACCGATTTTGTTGTCTAGTGCAATGAATCCTGTTCTTAAGCCCGTTTCAACATAAGTGCCGTTCTTTCGTGCAATGCGAGTTTCTTCTAGATCCGCATAGAGACGTGCTACAAACTCATTCACATAGGTAAGTGATTTCTTCTCAGAGGTGTCACCGATTTCAGCAATCATGTTCTGAGTTTTATTGAGCATCTCATCTAGGTTTGTGGTGAAGTCCTTTGCCATACCCTGCATAAGCACAGAAATGTCTACGAACTTACGACGAACCATTAAACGGTGAAGCTTCTCGATGTGTTGTTCCAGTGTTGAAATAAGCGTAGGCGCTTCTGCATTCAGCGTAAGCATGTACTGCTCATCAATGTGGTGAAGATTCAATGGGTTTTTCTTGATTTCGTCCCATACAAGAATGAAATCAATTTGTTCACCACGATCGTGGATTGCTTTAATCGCATCAAAAATAATCTGATGCTTTCCTGAGAAGTAATCACGGTTTAGGCGTTGAACATATTGATCTACACCATCAGCAAGAGATAACAAAGAAACTAATACACCTTGCTCTGTAGGGACTGAATGTAAGTAATCCATTATTTAACCCCCTTGTATTCTTTGCGAAGTAAAACTGGGGCATTGCGTGGAGCTGTTTCTTGTTGCTCAACAACTGGATTTTCTAATTGCTCAAGCTCTGCATTTGTCTCTTGCCAGTTCCAAGCAGCTTTGAAAGATTCCCAACCACGAACAACGATAATTTGGAATACACGCTCATTGCTTAGCTTTGCTTCCTGAGCTTGTTTGAAAACAAGTTGTAAAGCACGTTGAGTTACTGGTTTTTTCTTCTTGTTGCGAAGATCAAGATATTCTGTTGCTGTTTGCTCAGATACTCCGTTTTTCAACAAGAAATCTTTCGCTTTGAATTTTTGTGTTTTTGGTGCTGAATCAGCACAAATAATATCTGTAGTATTCTCTGTGTATTCTCTGTATGTATTCTCTGTATTAGATGGGCGGATTTGTGCATTCAGTATGGCGCTTTCGTGCATACAGTCTGGCGCATTTGTGCATTCAGTATGGCTGTTTTGTGCATTCAGTATGGCGGAATTGTGCATACTATTAATATCAATGCTTTCAGAGTATTCGATCAAAGCTTGATATAAGTTTTCACGCTCTACACGGTAGTAAACACGACAAGGCACACCCATCTTTTTCTCAGAGATGAATTTAAGTGATTTAAGTGTTGCTCTGGCCGTATCTTGCTCACGACGAGTAAGACCAGTTTCTTGAGTCCACTCATGATGTGTTTTAAAGATCCAACCTTCACTGTCTTTAGTGCGAGAAGTCCAGTAGACCAATTGAGAGAGCATTAATGCCCCATTGATCCCACATCCTAAAAATACATAGTGCTTGTTGAATGCTATTGGCTGTTCGTTCATAGCTTCAATCAACTTAATAATTGGAATTGATGCACCCATCAAACACCTCTCAATACAAATGCAGCTAAATCAGCTTTTGCTTTAGCCAATGCCATAGAGTTTTCGAGAGTTCGATTAAGCACATAAGCCTCAACCGCTTTTTGAAACAAACTAATCTTCCGATTTAGTTCAATGTCTGCTAATATTGAATGGTTCATTTGGTCCTTCTCCGATTGAACATTGAGCCTGATCCACGAAATCAGGCTTTTTTATTTATCTAAATCCCCGTTAATCCCTTCTGGTTCCTCATCGAAGCTGATTTCAGTAGAGA